ACAACATCATATTGCATATCATTAATAAATGCTTGGGCATCTGCTTCAGTATCAAATGTCCCTAATAAAACTCCACCTATTCTATATACACTATAAGTCATTAATATCCTTCTACAAAAACTAAACCTGAAATACTGGTAGTTGCGCTCAAAGTAAATGTTGTGGTACTAACAGTAGAAACTGCAACTACGGCAGTTGCCCCATAAATATATGGAATTTGTAAAAATGGAGTTGGAAATGTAATTGTTCCCCCTGCATCAGTTAAGGATAGAAGATCTATTAAAAACTTTTTATAACTTAATCCTTGAAAGGGCATTGACCAAACTGCAGTTCCAGAAGTAGATCCATGATATGTAGTTTGAACAGTTGATAAGTCTAATGTATTTAAAGAAAGAGAATTACCAACGGCTTTATTAAAAGTTAAAGTATTTACTACTTGTGTAAATACATCAAAATATGCCGGAGGGCCGGAAGCTGCAACTGCATAATCAGCCACAAATATATAACCCCCAGATAAAGCTATACCACCAAATCCTGAACTAGGGTCTCCAGTTGTTGCTTGCGCTATAAATATAGGAGAACTTCTATTAGTTATATCATAAGCAATAATAGATCCTCCATAAGTAGCATTACCACCAGAAGGAACATATAAAATATTACCATTGGCAACGGCATAAAAGGCCGAACCAAAAGAATTAGTGCTATTAATTTGACTTAAGTTTGTCATTGTGCTTGGATTTGTAATATCAACTAAGTTAATATTATATGCACCAGTTGCGGCAGTAGTTACAAATGCGGTATTACCACTAACACTCAATCCAAGAGCTTCACCCGCTGCAGTTACTTGTAAACTTTGTAATAAAGAAGGAATTGCTGCAGTTCCTGGACTAGAAAGAGTCCAAGAATCAATTTGACGAATAGTATATGGACTAGATGTAGAATATGATGTTGTATAAACATTTGTTCCAGTAGCAACAACTCCAAAAGATTTAACTCCTCCTGCCTGCTGATATGTTTGAACTGGTGCAGTTGGAGACCCAGTTCCTCCACCCACATCCATTACTACAAGTCCAGTGCTTTGAGTTGCACAATATACATATCCATTTAAAAAGGATACTCCATAGATAGATCCAGGACTTCCAGTAATTGTGGTATTGCTAGTTTGGACTATGCTATATGGATTAGTTAAATTAAATACAACAAAGTGAGCACCAGAATTATATCCAACGAAAGCATACTGAACCCCAGCAACCACACCAACAGTACAGTTATATGCCCCCCCACCAGATTCTGTAATAGTTCCAGTTAATACTGGAGAAGTCTGATCGCTTATATCCCAAATTGCTAGGGTTGGAGTTCCAATAAATCCAACGCCAATTGCATAATTCTTTCCATTTACAATAGATGTATATATTGTAGTGCTTTCAAACTTAATTGTTCCAGCTGCGCCAGAAGGAACTGGTCCTTGTGTTACTAAAGAGAAAGAAGGATTAATTGTCTTAGATTGATCTACATAAGCCCAAGAACCATTTGCAGATAAGAAATCTCCGGCTGCATATGCACCAGTAGGCGGAGCAGGAACTAATCCCTTTAATCCGCCGCTTCCACTATCTCCAGTAAAGACATTAAGCATTGCAGTTACTTGAGTTTCAGTCAAATCTGTGGCATTTGCAGTAGAACTAGTATTATTACCTTTGATAGTATCTGCTGCCATCTGAGCTAAATTACTATTAGTAATTACATTAGTTCCAGAAATACTTGCTGCAGTTCCTGTAGTATTTTGATTAAGAGTTGGAACATCTGCAACTTGAATTGCAGACATTACTACATTTATTCCATTACCTCGTAAATAATCTCCAGAAGTAACTGCTCCTGCGAGAGTATTCATTGCTGCTTGTGAAGAAGTAGAGTTAGTTCCACCATTTGCAATAGGAAGAATTCCTGTAATCCCGGTAGTAAGAGGAAGCCCTGTTGCATTAGTAAGAACTGCGGCAGAAGGAGTTCCAAGAGCGGGAGTTACTAAGGTTGGACTAGTAGAAAGAACTACAGACCCAGATCCTGTAGTAGTTACAGCAGATATAGCAGTTCCATTACCTTCAAGTATTCCAGTAATAGTTGTAGAAAGAGTAATTGCAGGAGTTGAGGTTGAATTAGTTACAGTTCCTGCTAATCCATTAGCAGTAACTACTGATACCGAAGTAACTGTTCCTGAACCTGCAATTCCATTTTCACCAGTTCCTGATCCACTAATACGTGCCATATGGTTAACCTAATTCCATAAGACAGGCAAGTTGACTAGGAGATCCTGAAATCGCCCAAAGAGGCTCTACAGCAGTTAAATCTAATTGAACACTATCACCATTAAATAATGGATATCCATTAGAAGTAGTGACTGAGGAACTATTTCCTAAATAAATTATAGCACCTCCAGTAGTTATAACTTTAATACTAACACTACTTCTATTTGCTAAAGGTGTAGAATCTAATTGAGTTGCTGAAGTTCCTACAGAAATTTGTTTTGTTTGAAATGCTGCTAATCCATTTAAATTAGTATTTACAGTTCCACTTATAGTTTGAGAAGTAGGAAAATTAGATACTGTAACACTTCCAGATACTGCCCAAGGAGAAGTTCCTTGAGTTACTTCAACTTCGGCAGGAAAATCTGTTATACTAGCATTGATTGATCCATTTGAGTTTATAACTAAAAAATTTGTTCCAGTTTGATTAGCAATTGCAACATTATCACCAGATGCGGCACTAAATTCTACAGCAACTTCACCATCAATAGTTATTGGGGCATTAATTTCAGTTTGCAAAGCATTATTAACGGGATCAAATACCTGTTGAATAATTTGCTCTTGGCTTAATTGTGATGCATTAGGATTAAAAGCCATAAATTATTTCAACAAATGTGCTGCTAAAAATATAAGATTAAAGCTTAGCGACGCCCAAAATAAAGGAGCATAATAATTAAAATTACGCATGTAGGCTCGCATATAGCGTTTATTTCTAGGATAAAAATTGAGTACATTATTGTCCATTATTAAGAACTCGAAATTTTCTAACTCGATCACTATTTTCTAATTGATCGGGAGAAGGTTTACTATTCTGGCCGTGTTCCCATTTGAACGCTGCAGTTTCAGAAGGATTTTTACTAAGAAGTTTACTAGCTAAAGTCTCAGAAAGTCGTTGATTAAGGTCAGGGTCTTCTTGCAATTTAGAAGAAACTTCATCTGTATCCATATCTTGAAGTTGATTATTACCTGATTGTCTATCAATATCTTGGGCAGTTAATGGCATTAAACCATATGTACCAACTGCAGAAGTTCCAGCATTAAGTCCACTAGTAACTTCTGGATGATTCAAATTAGTTCCATCAGAAGATTCTAATAGACCAATCTTACGTAAGAAGTCTTGAACATCTTGAGCTTTATGTTCTCTTGGATCGATATAAGTAGAAGGTGGTTTATTATAATCGGGCATATTATTTATTACTCACATTTCCAAGAGAAGACTCTTGGGCGGCAGGATTAGCCAATAGACTAGACTTTACCGTTGGAACTTTGGGCATTCCTCCATTTGATGCGGGATTCATTGGAGATGTCCCAGGATGTGGAGCATGTTTACCGTGACGAGATGGACCTGCTTGTTGCGGGGGGCCTTGAGGTCCGGCAGGGGCTGGAGCGCTTTGTGGAGGTCCTCCCATCGGTTGACCAGGAGGAGGAATTGGTTGCTGTCCAGTAAGAGCAAGAAGACGAGGATCTGTATTTTGTAAAGCATCCATATGTTGTTGAATATGATCCATTACAATTTTAACAGTATTTACATCTGTGCGAATATCTGTATCATCTAATACAGAACGATGTTCTTGAATATGGAAAGCATGAATATCTGTAGGTGCTGTTATAGGATTCTTGCCTTCAGAAAGCCATTCATTCTCTTGACGAACAAGAAGTTGTTGACTTACATCACCTTCCATAAGCACATCAATACGACCAGTATTGAGTACTTGAAAATATTGAGTGGGTTCTTTAATAATACCCATCTGCATCATTTGTTCGGCCATCTGAACACGACCAGCAATAGTACGAGAAAGAGCATTACCAACATCTACTACAACACGATTGATAGCATGAAGATCTTCACCAGTAAATTCTTTAAGGAGCATTTTCTGGTTTTTACCAACAAGAGCCGCAACTTTAGGTGTATTGGCATAATCTTTAAGAATATTAATAATGCCAGTGCCACAGTCTTCAATTAGACGAACATAAGACTGTTGAAGACCGGAAACATATTGAAGCGCCATTGATTGAACAAGAGCAAGAGCAGCCCCAGATTTAAGAGAGGCTTCTGGATTACCACGAGCAACAGAGTTAACCCCAGAAATAGTTTCAGCAGATTCAATAAGCATCTCAAGAAACTTAAAGATTTCAGCAGGAGTTTGAGTTAAATTCAAAGGAACTGGTTGAGCATTAGCTTCAATAATATTCATGCCTCCATGTAGTTGATCTACTGCAATATCTGCGCCTCTAGGAATATAAATATTCTGTACACCAAAGGCAGACTGGTTAGACATGATAGTAGAATAAAGGGCATCGATACCTTGTTGAATAGGAAAGATATCAAACATTCCTGAATAGCCATAAGGAGTTCCAAGAATTTCTCCGGCAGAAACACGGAAAATAGGCATAATACGATAAGGAAGTGGAGTATCTAACATTACACTATCAGTATCACAGAACATCATATACCGACCTTGAGGCATTGATTCCGTACGCTTATGATAGAATTCATATACAGGAACATCATCCGTATTATCATTAGACATTAAAGCCATACGATAAATACCGGCTTCTGATTTAGAAGGAATACCGGCCAATTGATTCTTAAGTTCAGGGTATTTAGCCATTAAATCAAAACGATTTTGGAATGTTCTAATCATATACCAATCAAGTTTAGTATTTTCTTTAGAACCATCAAATACTACATCAAAGGGGGAAAGGTTAGTAAATTCAATTTCCCCTTCTTTAATTTCTAAACCATTCTCATCAATATCATAAACATCCCCAGCCGTGGCATTCCATTCCATTTTAATAAATCCGGCACCAAGAACAATAGCCATTTCAGTTGCAGTTATTAAAGACTTCTCTAAATGCTTCTCTCGCATATAATAATCAAGAATGCCATTAGCAAGATATGTTTGTGCAATGGATTTATAATCACTATTGATGGCCCGAGCATCCATTACTGGACGATTAGAAGTAATCATTACAAGAATATTCTGGGCGATATTTCTAAAATGGTTAACATGAAGACTTACAAATTCTTCTTGTTCTCCAGTAAACATAATCTGGTGGCCACCACCTACTGATGTATCAAAACATCCATGGTAAGTTCTCCACATTAGAGTTAACTTCTCAAGGTATGCATTGGCTTCAAGAACGTTATAGAATGATTTAGATTTAGCTAGAAGAATAGATGCAGTATCATTAGCTTCTTTAGCCGCAAAATATGTAGTAGTATCTCCGCCATTATTTCCAAACATTCCGCTAGTTGTAGTGCTGCTCATCTTTTATTTCCTTTTCCAAAAATTTTCTGAAAGGCTACAACCGCTTTAGATTGCCGTTGTGCATTATATAAATCTCTATTTGGGATAAAAACATCTCCTATCCCTAAGTCATAATGGGCGGGATAAGGGTTCTTAGAAAAAACAATATTACGACATAGATAGATTAAAGCATCTACACAATCATAATGACCATTATCTGGAGAACGACCGAACATTGATTTATTTTTATTAGAAGCCCAGATAACATTATCTAAGTGTCTAATAAGGTTTGTACATCTAGGATCTATAATAATCTTATGACCGCCAATAAGGGATCGCATATGATTAATAGCAGATTCTTTATCATCTTTTCTAGTAGTTGTAAAATAGATTTGACCAAAAGACTTAACCGCGATTTCTTGAGTAACAATAAAATTAATATCACTTACTCGCAAATACGGTTTTTTAACTTCATTAGTTATTACATTAGTCCAAAGTTTCTCTTCTTTTTCTTTAATGAGTTGAGTCAATCGTTCAATATTCATATCTTTTTTAGAAAAATCTACAACTAATTCATCTTGAACAATAAGTTTACTAGCCCGAAAATCAAAGTATGCAAATAAAATTGCAGTTAAATCTACCGCTCCAAGATCCATTGAAACATATGAATCAAAGTAGGGAGGACAAGGCCATTCTTTAATGATATCTTTTTTAAGATCTTCATTAAATTCTGGAATTACAGAACGATTTTCATCTTTAATAATTTCACAAAGGAATTCACGCCGGAAGGCTTCTGAAAGTTCTCGTTGAGGATATTGACTTAAGATTTGTTTTTCCAACTGTTCTGGAGTAATACGAGGATTATCATAGACAGTTCGACGTATAAGAGATCCTTTAAACTCGGCATCTTTAATATAACTAATAAATTCATGGTCCATCTCCTTAGGAGGAGTTCCAGCCATTAAAATCTTACCATTAGTAGTAAGAGTAGTAGGAAGAAGAACAGAGTTAATGGCATAATCTAAATCGCTCACATCCTGGGTTTCATCAATAATAGCAATAGCACACTCGCCACCACGAAGTTTATCTACGTTCTTATTTTCTGATCCGGCTAATTGTAACTCAGATCCATTAGGAAAATAATAAATAAAGTCCTGGGTTTTAAACTCAGGAGTTAAATCAGGGGGGCAACTTTCAGTGATCTGTTGAATGAGAGGACGAATAATTGTAGTAACTTGTAAGCGAGTAGGGGCTAGAAACTTTACAATAGTTCTAGGTTTTCTAAGAAGCATTTCAAAAGCTAATACAAGAAGGGTATAGGTCTTACCAGAACGGCGAGCAAGAAGCCAGGTCTGAATGATATGATCGGATTTATGAAATAAGTTATAAAGATCTTTTTGATTCTTATCTAAAAGCCAAAGCAATTCCCCACGACGCCATAGTTCATGTTTTGCTTCTAACTTTGAAATAGATAATTTAGGGGCTTCCATTATTCAACTAACTTCATCAAATCTTCATTCTTAAGGATCTTTATACTAGCCTTAAGTGGTTGATCATCTTCTTGAACTTTATCTATTAAAATCTTATTAAATAATTCAACACGTTTAGCTTCTTCAAGAGTTAACTCACGTTCAAAGGCTAGATCTTTAAGCATTCTTAATTGAACTTGGGCAATTTGCTTAGCATCTTCCTGGCCTTTAATATTACCAGCTTCAAGAAGGATAGGAGAATTATTCATTTCCTTTTTAATAAGTTCTTTAGATTCTTTTTTAGATTCTAAAAGCTTTTCTTCAAGCTCTTTATTACGCTTCGATAGATTAAGCACTTGCTTAAACTGACTAGTACAGAAAGCCCTTAGTTCGGCTTCTGACTTACAATTTTCAAGCAACGTGTCGATATTCATATATTACTTAAGTTGACGCATTCCAGAAGCGAGTTTCATTCCTGCACTTGTGGTTTTAAGATCCTGAATTTCTTTAGCATGATGAATTAAAGCATCTTTAATTGCAGAAAGTTCGCCCTTTAATTCAGTAATTTCTTTATTATTATCGTAATATCTATTAACTAGATGAGCGGCGGCTAATACAAGAACGATAGCAGCATCTGATGGACTAGCCCCTAAAATACATACTTTACCTGTATACCCGACTAATAAAGACAAAAACAGTAGCTTATCAATTTGTTTCATAAATATCCTTAGTTAGACAATTTAAAAGTATATTTTGCGTTAGCTGCTCTTATATTAATTACCCACTAAGGGCGGTCAGAATTGCGTAAATATGCTCTTAATATAGTTGTTAAATTTAACAACTTAGTTATGAAAGAAAAGACATATTATCAACTCTATCGCGAAAAGAATCGCGAGAGAATTGATCAAAAAAAGAAAGAATGGTATTTAGCTAATAAATCCTACTGTAATAATAAATCTAATAACTATAATAAGCAAAATAGTCAAAAGATAAGTCTTTATCAAAAAGAATATCGCTTTAAAAATAAAGAAGATATTAAAGAATATAGAAAGAAAACTGTTAAACGTAAGTTAGCGTTAAATGCGAAACGTAGAGCTTCTTTACTACAGCAAACCCCTAAGTGGGCGAATTTAAAAGAAATTGAAGAGTTTTATAAAAACTGCCCTAAAGGATACCATGTAGATCATGTTATTCCTTTAAAAGGGAAAAATGTTAGAGGATTACATACTTTAGATAATCTACAATACCTACCTGCTAAAGAAAATTTAAGAAAGTATAATAAAGTATAATGAACGAACGAATTTGTTCAATTTGTTTATCTTATATGTATATAGATAAATTAGCCGGGTGGCTAAGATGTCCATCATGCTCTTTCATGAAAAAGGAAAAAAAGTCAATGATTTCAAGAGATGAAATATTAATGGGTCGGGATGTTGAATTTCCACTTACCCCAGAGTTAGAAACTAATCTATCTAATCTACTAACCGCAGTTAATAAACTACGAACTTTATATGGGAAACCAATGATCGTAAATAGCGGTTATAGACCAGGACACTATAATACAGATGCTGGAGGAGCCCCTAATAGTTCACATGAAGTGTGTGAAGCCATTGACATTAGAGATGAAGATAATGAAGTTAAGAAGTGGATTACTGTAGATATCTTAGAACAATGCGGACTTTACCAGGAAGATCCAGCATCAACGATTTCGTGGTGCCACGTGCAAATCAGACCCACTATCAATCGAATTTTTATTCCTTGAAATTTTGAATAAATTAAAATCTTAATAGGCTCTCTTAAGTTGTTTATAAAGTCTTCTAAAGGAAAAGTCTGTAGGGATACCTTCCTTCTCTTCCTCAAAAAAATATGCCTCAAGAAGAATCCTTAACCGCTCAACATTGTTCTTATATCTAGTAATGATTTCCTGCATAAGCATTTGGTTATCTTCAGTGGACTCTTTAATAAGCGTCTTGTCCATATCTTTAATAACTTTAGTTAAATCATGTAGTTCATGGATATACGCAGTAATTTCAATTCCAAGTTCTACAATTTCAGGTGTCATTAGAATATTTTCTCTTTAGGCGTAGAGTTCTCATATTATTTTTAGCCGTATCTCGCTGACAATCTGGACATTTAAGCCCATTCCATTGTCGCCCATCTTCACCAATCCAACGCTTAGAAGATTTCTTTGTATAGGTTCCAATATTAGCTCTAATTGCTTCTTTTCCACAAGCCTTACATTTACGAGTTTGAACTTCTACACTCATAGCTTTCCCATGAACTTGCAAATCGTTATACAAATACAATATGCCGGATTAAACCCGGAATACTCTGCACAATCTCCATAATCACCAAATGCTGCTCGCCATTCAGTAGTTTCTGGAAGATAGGTTAATACAAACGTATAGTTATTCTTATCTGCAATACGTTTAGCCGCGCTAATAGCCAAGTCTACATTACTAGAATAATCTTCTACTTTAAGTTCTTTAACTGTAACTTCTTCCCATTGATATTCATGAGAACGAATATTATATACTTTAGCGTCACCAACTAAATCTGCTATTTTACGGTCAAGTTCTTTATTTGTAATCATTCTTTTAATATACCATTGTTTCTAGTAATTGTCAACTGCCGAAGGCATCAATGTTAGTTTACTTCGTAAACATAACAAACGCGTATGAGCACACCCGCGTTTCTAGTTGCGGCAATAACCAAACTACCGACATATCTTAAGACCATACTTATTATGATATTCTCGGGTTAAACTATTATCTTTATAAATTGGAAGTAGGTCATTTACAGAATTACCATAGGTTAATTCAATCCATTCATTAGCATCGGGGACAGAATCAAATATACCGAGCACAATATCCCCTAGGGAAGGAGATTTACCACAAACATATATAAGGGGTTGGATATTGCCCCTGTCACCTCTAAAGTCGTTTAAAACGTATTTCTTAAGTCTGTATCCAATGGCTTTATACCCTTCTCTCATATTCTTGTATTCATTACCCTTAAACTCATTAACAATGCGCTCATATTGAGTTCTAAGTTCAATAGATCCAGGATCTTTATCATATCCGGCAACAACCAGATGAGTTAAGCTATCTGCATTAAAAGATGCTTGAAGCTGTTTATTATCGTGTGTACCAGCTTTAAGCGTTAAGAGATGTGTACAAAGAAGAGAAGGAAGAGTAGAGGAGAAGAAGGTATAGAAGGAATATTGGGATTTATCTAGAAAGACTATTACCCCGGAACCAGGGACTTCTTTAAATTCATTAAGTAAATTAGACATTAGATAACCCTTCTATCTCTTTAATTCTAGCTCTAACTGCTTCTATCCCGGCTTTATAGGATTCCATATCCCTATCCTTAATTCTTATCGTTATATACCCACGTTTATGAAAATAGTAATCACGCTTAAAGTCTTTAGCTTGCTGAGTTGGAGTATTATGATATCCGCCATCTATTTCAATTAGATATCGATACCCGCGATTACAGACATCTGGGATATACATTGTATTGAATGGCCTATTAAATTCATCCTTATACAAGGAGTAAGTAATGTTTCTAGTTATATCTTCCTTGAAATACAGTTCTCTAAACCATCTCTCAGATGCCGGAAGATTGGCCTCTAACCTATCTGCTCGTTCTTCAAACAGTATTTCTACTGCGTCAAGTCGCTTCTGTCGTAGCTGCTTTTTAAGTCGTTTAATTTTTTTCTTTATTCGTTTTTCTTTATTACGATAATATTTATCTTTTGCATTTTTGTCTTTTAAACGCTGTAAACTTTTACTAGTCATTTCTGACTTAAGCGTATTAAAACTATCTGTATTATTAGATGTCGTTAAAGAATAACTTTTATCCGTAATATATCTTTTCATACAAAGCCTGGCCTGAATCCCGTTTATGCGGAATTAAAAAAATTAACTCAACTGTTTATATATTAATAATTACGACTATTTACGGGTGAGGAAAGCTAAGTCACTATCTAGTAGCAACATCCTGTAGGATCTTTCATTCGAGATATCGCTTATTCACCATAATAATAACCATGTACGTCAGACATTTATTATTACTATTTTAAGAATGTTAAAGTATCCGGTTGAGACAGATCTTTAACTCTTCATACATCAGTTGTTAAACTTGGGATAACTTTATACTCAAAATAAATACAAAATTGAATATGTAATATACCTTGTTTCTAGTTGATTGTCAAATCGAATATATAAGAGATGAGATATTAGGTTGTTTCTAGTATTAGAAAATGGAAAAAATTTAGTGAATACATAGCAAGAGTCTACGTCACCCTAAGGACTACCTACCCCCTACCCTATAGTATACGTTTAGGCCATAAGAGAATGGTAAGATGAAGGTGTAT